GCAAGACGCTCGCTTGGTATTGGCTACATCGGCCTGGCACACTTCCTTGCCAAAAACAAAGTCAAGTATGGCGACAAAGAAGCATGGAAATTGGTGCATCAACTATCCGAATCATTCCAATATTACTTGCTAAAAGCATCCATGACATTGGCCAAAGAAAGAGGAGCATGCGAAGGGTTTGGAAGAACCAAATATGCAGATGGATTGCTACCAATCGACACATACAAGAAAGAAGTGGACGAACTGGGCAAATTCAAATATGAGTGTGACTGGGAATGGTTGAGAAAAGAAATCAAACAGCACGGACTGAGACACTCAACACTGTCAGCACAGATGCCATCGGAATCATCTTCCATCGTATCAAATGCTACCAACGGCATAGAGCCTCCACGTGCTCTGCTGTCAACTAAAAAATCAAAGAAAGGTCCACTCAAACAAGTGGTGCCACAATATCAACAGTTGAAAAACTTTTACACACTGCTGTGGGACATGCCTTCCAACGAAGGATACATCAACATTGTGAGCGTCATGCAGAAGTTTTTTGATCAGGCCATATCAGGCAACTGGTCATACAATCCATTGCACTTCGAGAACAACGAGGTTCCCATGAGTGTGATGCTGAAAGACTTGTTGACAACCTACAAATTGGGTTGGAAGACATCTTACTACCAAAATACCTATGACTACAAGGGCGAAGAAGAAACGGTCCAGCCACAAGGTATCCAGGACACGGTCACTGAATTTCCGCCAGAGCCTGCACAACAAGACGACGAGTTGTGTGATGCTTGTGCGATATAGTTGACTAATTACATATAATAGTATAAATTATAAACAATGAGCAAAACAGTATTCAATAGAAATGAAGTAGACTTCACCAAACAGCATATGTTTTTTGGTGAGGACCAGAATGTCCAACGATATGACCAATTCCGCTATCCCGAGTTTGACAAACTCAATCAAAGGATGCTGGGATATTTTTGGAGACCAGAAGAGATATCTCTGCAAAAAGATCGTGCTGATTTCCAAACATTTCGTCCTGAACAAAAGCACATCTTCACAGCCAATCTGAAGTACCAAACACTGCTGGATTCTGTGCAGGGCAGAGGGCCTTGTCTTTCATTCCTACCATACTGCTCATTACCCGAACTGGAAGGTTGTATCATCACTTGGGATTTCATGGAAACCATACACTCGCGTTCATACACATATATTATGAAGAACGTGTACCCAGATCCATCCGAAGTGTTCGACACAATCCTCAATGATAAAGAAATTGTTAAACGGGCGATATCTGTCACGGAAAACTATGACAGGTTCTCCGAAGTGGCTCAGAACTATTTCATCAAGGGCCAAGGAGACATGGACGAAGTTCAACGCCAGTTGTATCTGGCCATGGTCAATGTGAACATACTCGAAGGCTTGAGATTTTATGTGTCGTTCGCTTGCACATTTGCATTCGGCGAACTAAAGTTGATGGAGGGTTCCGCAAAGATTATTTCTTTCATAGCAAGGGATGAAGCAACGCATTTGAACTTGTCCACGCAAATCATCAAGAACTGGCACAACGGAGATGGCGGTATGAAGAAGATAGCAAACTCTTGCAAAGACGATGTGATCAAGATGTATGAACTCTGTGTGGAAGAAGAAAAAGCATGGGCAAAGCATCTCATGAAGGAAGGCACCATCATAGGACTCAACGAAAAACTGTTGGGTCAGTATGTCGAGTTCGTGGCCAACAAGAGATTGAAAGCAATCGGATTCGATCCGTTGTTCGATAGACCAGCAAACGCAAACCCACTACCATGGACACAGCACTGGTTGAGTTCAGCGGGACTACAGGTGGCTCCTCAAGAGACCGAAGTAGAAAGTTACATCATCGGCGGTGTGAAACAAGACGTAGACAAAGACACACTGAAAGGATTTACTTTATAATGTTGATCGACTCAGGATTTTCAGCCAATGATATCATTGCCATGCGGATCACGGGTGGTGATGAAGTTATAGCGAAATTCATATCACAGGATGAAAAAACCATTAAAGTATCCAAACCACTGGCATTGGCGATGACCCAACAGGGCATTGGCATGACACAGTATCTCATGATGGGTGACATGACTCGCGAATTTGTGTTCAACAAGACATCTGTGGTTACCATGCAAAAAGCCAACAAATCTGCGGCTGACAACTACATCAAAGGAACAACGGGTATTACTCCTGCTTCTTCAATTCCACCTTTACAAACAAAGTAGACAAATTTTTAATCTGAGCATAAAATAGTATTGCTGATGCTTGATGCTATCTCGGACTCCGGGGCAGTACCGGACACCTCCACCATTTCAATCGCTTAAAACATCTTCGGGTGTTCTGAGGGGGTGAAATAGGCTCGACGGATAGAGTAGTTGGCAAATACAAATGCAGATGAAAATCTAGCACTTGCGGCCTAATTTAGGCTGACGGGGTTTGGCCCACCTGGCAACAGAAAGGGCCATTTAAATTAAATACTCACATATAAAGAAAGGTACAGTAGTGAAAGTTAATACAAACCCATTGATTAGATTTATCGTTAAATGCAGAATGTTCTATGCGGACATCCGTGGACATCACGGCAAGAAGTGGGACTACGAACCTAGCAAATATTATATGGGAGGAATTCAACGTGGCAGAATCAAAAAACGACGATGGTAAATTAGAACTTTCTATCAGAGTACTTGGCAATGAATTGATTGCTATCAAAATGGAAGTGAATGACTTTAAAATGAAATGGTTGGTGATCGGTGTGGCAACACTGGTAGGATTGGGATATGCTGTGTCATCATTTGGTCCAAAACTGATGGACACATTTGGAGCATTATAAAATGTGGAAGTGGATAGGTTACATCACCGCAGTCCTGCCTCTGATTGGTGTGGTGTATGGAGGCTTAAGAATCACCAGTGATCTACAAACATCGATTCAACAGTCTATACAAACATCAACAGATGCTCACTCAAGGATAGATTCTATTTTACAATTCCAACAAGACATCAACAAGCAACTGTTAGATTTACAGTCAATCAGTGCTGAAGTGAATGGAATTGTAGGATCATTAGAGCGTCAGAAAGATGACACAGTCACACGTGGACAACTGGATACTCTGAGAGATCAGATATACGCACTGAGAGACACAGTTGAGCAGATGCGTGACACGTCAAACAAAGTTTCAGATATCTATAGCAGACTTGACAAGATGGAACGTGAAGTCAACAACACACAGATAGATGATGATCAACGCATTCATAATGCCCTCAAGGACATTGAAGAAATATACAGAAGGCTTGATAGGGCCAAGATTGATTAGGAGATAAAATGTACGAATACAAATGTGAAATATTAAAAGTGGTGGACGGTGACACTGTGGATGTGGACATCGACTTAGGATTCGGTATTTGGTTAAGGAACGAACGAGTCAGAATAATGGGCATTGACACACCTGAATCCAGAACCAGAGATAAGGTGGAGAAGAAATTCGGATTGGCATCCAAAGCCAAACTAAAATCACTGCTAGGCAAAACAGGTGTCCTTAAAACACAGGTAAACAAGAACGGCGAAGACATGAAGGGCAAGTTCGGTCGTATCCTTGGAGACTTCCAAGTGGGTGTTACCACAGCATCGAAAATACTGTGCGAAGAAGGACATGCAGTACCGTACTTCGGCGGATCCAAGGATGACGTTCAAGCACAGCACAAACTCAATAGAGAAAGATTAGTCAGGGACGGTATAGTCAAACTGTAATGAAACTGTTTGCCTTAGGTTGCAGTCTAACCTACGGGCATGGCTTGCCTGACTGTGTGGGCGAGGACATCAAAAATCCAGGTCCCGTGGCCAGCGATCATGCATGGCCCCGCATGTTGTCCGACATGTTAGGTGTCGACTGCGTTAATCTTGCACTTCCGGGCATCAGCAACAAATACATACTCAAACGCATATTAGAAACAGCCATTCAACGACAAGACATGGTCGTGGTGCAATGGACTTACTTTTCCAGATGGACGGTGTTCAAGGATGACCAAGACCATCAACACATCGGCCCATGGAAAAATGACAGTTTCAAAAATTTCTTGGAAAATTATTACACCGACGCCGACTGTGTATTCAATAATGTGCAGATGATAGATCATGCTTGGTTGCACCTTAAATCCATAGGATGTCCTTTTGTTTTCGCGTGTGCGGAAAAAGGCAACGAAAAATTTTGGAATGAGGAAGACAAGATCAAACA